TTTCTAGTAGCAGTATTTATTTGATCAGAATACTGACTGAATTTCTGACTTCCTTCAGATGTAGTACGATCCAAATTAGTCATTTCAGACTTTAGTTTTTCAATATAAATACGTTGCCCTTCAATTGCTCGGCCTAAACCATCAGTTTTAGCTTGGTACGCTGATTGATATTCACCATTAGCACGTTGAACTTGTTCATTAATCTTCCACTCGGAGGTTAATGCTTTTACTTGATTTCTTAACGATTTAAGAGAACCTTCGGATTGAATAGTGTCAATATGAACACCAGTATTTAATTCCATATCTTGTGACATCTATTTACCTCCTTTCTCAAAAATTGAAGAAATTCCACCATTACTAACAAAATCAGTCAAACTTTGTTGGCTAACATCATTATTTGGATTTTGTTGTTCACGTTTTTCGTCAAAAATCTCGGCCTGAACAAAGAAAAACTGTTCCTCAACCGTATTAGTATCCCAACCGGTATTTTTGGTAGTCTCTTTCTCATAATTTAGAAAATCTTGAAGAACTAGATACGGATCTAGTTGATTTTCTTGCGAGGTTGACGACGCTTTTTTGGGTCTTCATCCCCATCGGTAGTGACGGCAATAGCAATTCTTTCAGCCAAAGTACGTGTTTGTTCAGGTGTGAAATCATCCAACTTTTGAATTTGACTATCATTTAATTTCAAAATGTCTCTGATATAATCCACTGATGAATTTTGATAGCCTAATACTGCCTGTGACATATCAGCAATTTCTTCAAATGCTTTAATTGCTTGCTCGTTGTTACCAAGGTCAATATTTTGGATATCTTCCTTGTCATCAGATCTAGCAATTAAATTTTTACGTTGCGTGTTAGACTTTGCATAATATTCATAGGTAACTCGCATATTGCGATTATTCTTTTTAATGGTGAACTTATTATTGAAAGCCCTAATATAGGCAAATTCTTTTGACATTACTTATCTCCTTCTGTGACCTTTGGTGTACCAGATGCACCTGCCCCTGATTGGTCTGATGCTGTGCCATCACTGATAGTTACGGGCATTCCATAAAGCTTTTGTTCCCACTTAGTCAAATCAAAATCTTCATCTTCGACGGCTTCAAAGTATGTTTCACCATCTGATTGACGTGCCTCAGCTGTAAAAGTCAATTGGTCTTGATCATAAACAGTTGTATTGGTATTTGTTTTTGGAGCAACACTCGTTAGGTGGAATGTTCCCTTAGTAAGAGCGATACGGGCACCCTTTTTTTCATCTTGAGCATCATGAGAGATCATCTCAAAGACACAATATGGACTAAGCGTTTCTTTACCAATTGATGCAAAGCCACCTTCATAAGTTGTCATTCCTAACATCTTTTGACGGTCCTTCTTAGAAATAGTATTGGCTAGGAATGCTACTGAAATAGCACCTGTTCCTTTACCTTGAATCTTCCATTCTTCATCTGATCCGTAAATTGGATTTGATGTTGGTGCAATATTTGAAATTGTTGCACTTACTACTGAGCCTTTTTTAGAAGGTTCGATTGTAAAAATATTATCCTTTGTAATATTTTCTGTATCTGGATCGAAAATACCGATTCTTGCTAATCTGAATCCTGATGTAGCCATTTAAATTACCTCCGTATGTTTGTATTTCATTGTTCTTGTCAAAAAACCCGTATCCGGATTAGTATCTGGATACGAGTCATATTGATAGAAACTATATTTTTCTAATTGTTGATTCATAATAAGTTCAGTTTTATCTGGATCAGTATTGCCACGATAGAAAATCTGAATTTCAATGGAACTTTCTTTAGTAGTACTGACATCAGAAGCCCGATTATTAAACACGCTACTGATTTCAGATATCAGAACCATCGTTGAATCTGTGCTGATCACATTTTGGGGAATATTTTGGGTATAAAAAAAAGAAGGATCAATTGCTAATTCTTGCGCCTTCTCAATTAAAATATTCTTAACTTCTTTTGACATCATTTGTTAATCACCCAGCATTTCTCTATATACCTTTGCTTCTGCAGCAAGAACTTCAGTTTTTGCTTCGGCTATGGCTCTTTCCTTAAAATGAATTCCCGGAACATATTTGGTTGTATGCTCTTTAGCTCCTTTTCCACCATGGGCCATATATCCATCATTTAGCATTCTAGCAAGATAACCATGTTGGTTAGTAGTTTTATTTTTGAACCCAACATAAGTAACACCATCTAACGAACGATATGTTTCACCAATATCATTTTCTAACTTAACTGGTGACTTTCGTGAATGTGGACCTTTATGTAAACTGCTGTTTAAATGTTGTTTCAAAACTTCTTTATAAACTTCAGCTCCTGCTTTAGTCATTTTTTTCTTTTGAGATGGTGTAGGACTTAGTTTTGCTAACTTCTGATCTAATTCATTTAATTGGTCAATTAAATCCAATTTCATCAGTCCTTTTCAAAATTATCAAATCAAACGAGCGTGCTGAGTTGTCCGCATCTGGAGAACTACCCGTTATCTTGTATAACTTGCCCTTGTATTGCGCGTATCGAGCATCATTTAATCCATCTTTTTGATGTCTGACAATCAAAATTAGATCAAAACTATCTGGTGACCCGAGTAACGTAATTTGCTGAGTCATGGAAATAGAATAAACTCCACACCACAATTTTTTAATTTCTTTGAATGTGGGACTATTTCCACCTTGAGCATTTTCCATAGGTTCGGAAACTCCAAGATGAACTCTAGAATTTAATCGACTTGGATTAATGTTTTGAACCATCAGCCTCACGTCTTTCTTTCTCAGAATCATACTTTCCACGTAGTTGGGCAATGATTGAGTTGCTTGTTGAATCAACCGAATTAACTCGACCATTAGTATTTGCAACTCGATAAGTGTAATAAGATGATGCAATAGCAATTACAACAATTTCATAAAGCGTCTTAGCATCTGACATTTCATAGAAGCCATTCATCAAATACTTATCACTCCCAACCGCACCTTTAACATAAGCTTCAGCTGCAGCTAAACTTCGATTAAGAATATTCAAATCTTCCTCATCATCGTTAAGTCTTAAGCTTAACTTCAGGTCCTCAAGCAATGGATCAACTTCTTTTTCTTTGGTTGCTTCTGTCATAATTACTTACCATCACCAGTTACTGCAGCTGGATCTTTAACGGTTGCTGTATCATCAGAAGTTGCTTTAGCATCTAATGACATAAAGTAACCAGCACTTTCATCAGCAGGTTTTACATCGTAACGAGTACCAACTTGTAAGATTTGACCATATACTTCATTGGTTACCCAACGAGCAGTAATTTGAGCACGATCAGCATATAGAATGGCTTTCTTTAAATCACCAAACCATGCATGTGCTTCACCCTTCTCGCCAAATAAATCATCATCAATTTTAAACACAGGTACATCAAGAAGTGATTTACCAGATGCCGAAGTAATATCGTCATGTAATAGATAACGACCATTGCCATCTTTTAATGTATCTAACCATTGATAGAAACTACCAGATACAACAAATGAACGATTATATGCTTGATCTAATACCACATTATTGATTTTCTTAATATCATCTAGGCTCTTAATTGTTACACCAGTAAAACCTTTAAGTACCGCAGAAATATCATAGTTAGTTGTGTTAACTTTTTGTTCGTTAGCATCCACAATTAAAAATGGAATTAAATCAATAGCAGCATCATCAATTGATTCTTGAGATACTGGCTCAGCCCCACGTCTAGTAGCAACCTTATAGTCAACATCTTTGAAATTTGGTTTGGCCAACTTAGGGTTCTCTTCAAGCTCTTCAGTTGTGTTAAGTCTTCCGGTAGCCTTTTTACGAACTGGATAACTACCAGAAGCTGTTTTAACAGCAATTTTGTTAACATACTTTGACAAATCAATAATAGTTTTGACTTCATCTTGCGGAATATAGCTAACTGCAGTGGGAATAATAGGGTTAACATCTGTACTCTTGATTCCCGTATTGGCTGGTATCGCATCTCTAAGCTCAGATGGAATAATTACATCTTTATCAGATGTTAATTCCAAGTTATCTGATCGTTTTGAACCTTTTGAATGCAAGTAATCATTAATTGCTGATCTCTTCTCCATCAACTTATCATCTTGATTATCTAAAAGTGAACGACGTTCAGGGAACTTATGTTCATCCTTATTTTCGTTCCCACCATCTTTACCTTTAGGAACGATATTTCTATCTTCCTTATTGTCTTCGTCAAGGCCCTTTTCAAGATTGACTAAATCATTTGTTTGTTGGAATGACTTAGCTAAACTTCTAATTTCCTCAGTCTTTTCATCTTTCTTTGCTTGAGGGGCATCACTACGAATGAATTCTTTTGCTTCCTCAATTTTCTTTTTCAATTCTTTTTTATTCATCTAATTCAATCTCCAATCTAAGAAGCTCCAGCTCTGATAACAGGCTAGAGTTTCTTTTATTAAATTTTTTATTCTGAAATTCATCCATGGAACGTTGAGAAACAGAGGTTTCCTTATATGCAGGCATTGGAGTTATTGATAACTCATAGAGACGTTCAACCTGAGTAATATGTCTAATTGACGTATCAGCATCTAAATCATCCCAAGAATTACCAGAAATAGTGAAACCAAAACTGCATCCCTTCAAATTCCCACAACGAACATTTTCAATAACATCATTTCCGATAGTTGTATTAGGAATTTTGGCATTAAAAAACAGCCCCTTGTCATCTATACTCAGCGACAAAGTGCTGCTATCTGATCTTGCTAAAATATTATCAAAATTATGATTATAAAGTAATTGAACACTGCTTAAATCAACGCTATCTAAAGCATTTCTATCAATATATTCAATGAATCCACCCAGATTTTGACTAGGTTGACCAAATACAATGGCATATCCACTCAGGTTAGTTGACGAATCATCTTCTGATCTGGTTTCAACTTTAAAATTACTATTGTTAATCGTTCGTAATTCCATCGTCTTGTTCATCTATATCACCTCCTTTCTTCTTAGATGTAATGACAGGCAAAGGATGCTTGGTCTTTTTCATATCGTCATCAGTTACTAAATCTGAATTACTTCTAAGCAGAATATTTTGAGCCAATTCAGCTGAAATAACATTATCTTTGACCAAACCTCTGATACGTTTTTCTACCTGTTGGCCATCAATATCAGATATTTCATTAACGTTATAAGTAATATCCCCATTCAGTTTACTTTGAAATTCGGAAACGACATTTCTGATATATCTACCAATGGTTTGAGCATATTGAATAGCTATCATTTCGATATTTGAATGTTCTGACTCACTACCAAGATAATCTTGAGGAACACCATAGACTTTTGCTATTTGGTCTCCTGTCCAATCGGTAGATGAAAGTAATTTGGAAATATCCCGATTTACTTCAAGTGCTTGATAATCTTCAAGTGAATCAAGAACAACGACATGTCCATTTTCAGCTTGTTTTTCAAAGGCACGTCTAACACTGCTTTTGGTTTCGCCTTCAAGTAATCCACCTTTTTGAATCTTCAAAATACCGGTAATATTAAGACCATTTTGCATTGCTCCAAGGGATAATTTCTTATTGGCCTTTTGTAATGAAAGCTCATTAGTCAAGGCTCTCAATGGAGAAATACCAATTAACCCGCCATCAAGACTCATTTGACGTAGATGAATCATCTGAGAGCTAGGAACCCTATGTAAGTCTTCTTCTTCAGTATCTGGAAAAGTTACGTCATAACTCAATTGGGTTCCGTCCGACGACCGATAAACTTGAACTTGAGATGGCTTCAAATATTCCAAGTGATCACTTCTATTGGACTTATCACCCCAAACTAATGCATAAGCATTCCCAGATAGTAGCATTTGAGCGTACATTGATCGCCAAAATGAAAATGTATTGGTTAATGGGCTTGGGCTTCTCAAAACTTTATCTGTAAAGGAATTAGTGGTTTCAAAATGAACACTGGCCATATCCTCAGCCAATTTATTGACGACAGCATAAATATCAGAATATTTCAGTGCTTCTCTAGCAGATATAAACTCAGAGTCAAAAATAACCTTATTATCTTGGATTGAATAACCCAGACCTGAACTATCAGCGCCAAGCATCTGATAGGGTTCTTTTGACGGTCTCAATGATCTAAGAATCATGTACTCACCTCTTTTCTATCGCTAGCTATCTACTTTTTAACTGGCTTATTCAGAATTAGTGCAATTAAAATCAACGTAGCTGCTACAACATACATTCCCACCAAATTTCCAAAGTGAAACGAATTAACATCCACTAGAATTAAGCCCAACAAAAAAAGCACTGTATCTAAACTTGTTAGAAGCCAGTGCTTAAACTTATTAAATTGTTCAATTAAATTTTTAACCATTAGCTCTCCTTAAAAGCTGAATTTATCAGAATTGAGATATTTGATAATATCGTTATCTGAATACTTGGATAATGGATCATCTCTATCCCTCATATCATTGAAGTGGTACATTCCTTGTTTAAAACCATCAATAATAGCATCAACAATATCAATCTTTAAAGATTGTTTAGTTTTACCCACTTCCATACCAGCTCGATTTTCACTGGCAACAGCATTCATAAAAGCCTTCTTCATAATTTGATCATCATCATGGGTCAAATTTCTATGGAAGAAACTATCTTGAATACCTTTGATTGATTCGGTTAAGACATAAGATGTTTGTTTGATTGGCATAATTGGCCAATCGGTTTCATCATTCAATGTTTGAGTGAATTTATTAGTTCTCAAAGCATCATAGCCAAAGAATAATACGTTTAACTTATTTTTCTCAACGTAATCAAGTAACCAGGTATAAACCTGATCCAAAGAAATAAGGCCTCGTTCATTATTAGTAATTGAACAAAAGCCCTGGTCTGCAAATTTACGATATTGAATACCGTCTGATTTTTCTTTAGATTCAATGGATCCTAATAATTTCCATGGAATAAATGAATGCTGCTTAATATGAAACATTTCATTTGTTCCATTTTCATATGGAAAAACAAAGCCTAGGGCCGTATTATCAGATGTCAAACTGGCATCAAATCCTATATAAACATCTCTTCCAGTTATATCAAATGGATTCTGAACTGTGGTAGCATCCCAATCATCTAATCCTATATAGGAGTTAGTCTTTTGGTCCAACCACATATTCAAATTCTTATTGATAAAATTGTATTCCTCACCGGTAAGACGTTTACCATCAAGCTCCTGCTTCAAGCCACTTAACAAATTATCATGTTCAGATGATAGTAACAATAAGGGATTACTCTTAGCCCAGGTGTCCGGATGATTAATTTCGTCTTTATCATCTTGAGACCAAATTAAAACTAATTTCTGACTACCATTGATGTAATCATCTTGTTCCATAATTCTGATTAATGTGTCTTCTTCCTGCTTAAATGGTACTGAAGAATCAGGATATGCCGTTGAAATTTGAGTAAATTGGGAATTAGGCACTTTAACTTGTCCTGAAGTAATTTTTCCAGTGACTTCACTATGATTTGTTTCACCAGCTTCATCATAAACAGCAAATAAGAAATGGTAACTATCAAATTTACCTGACTCAGCCGACAACTGAAGTAATCTATTATTTGTTTTACGTTGAATGACACGGTTGAATTGAACATCCATATCGGTTTCCTTCGAAAATTTTTTAAATAAAGGATTATCATTCGTTAATTTGTTCATCATTGTAGAAATATATCCATATATTTTCTTGGCCTGTTCCGTAATATTTGATGTAACCATCAGATCCTGATTATTAAGCCCCATTGTTTCAATCAAATACGAGTAACAAGCAATAATAGCGCAAAGATATGTTTTACCTTGTCCACGAGCCACTGATACATCAACCGAGCCAAATCTCTTATTACCAATCTCATTTCTCCAGCCAAACATCAAACAAAGGATAAAGTTTTGCCAATCCATTAATGGTGTTGGCTCACCTGTATCAACATTTGGACAAATAGCAGCAAAGTTCAATACCTGTTTGGCTTTTTCCTGATTATAATGATATGGATAATTAATTTCTTCATCTTCAGCATGTTGTAGATCACGTAATTGTCTAAAACATGCCAACTTCATTCGATAACCAGAAATAATATTTCCATCTAGAACATTAAAAGCATATTTAGTAGCCTCGTCGATATATTTTTCTTTAATATCACTAAAATCTATCTGCTGATACTCTTTGATTAATTGGTTTGGTCGATCCTTAATTCTTAATTTAGTTAAATCCAACTAACCACCACCAAATTCTTTCATTGCAGTTTTAAAGTCGAATGGTTCATCATCTTTATCGCCTTTAATACTCAATGACTGTGAATGAGCGTTAAAATCAATTCCCAAGGTGGTTCCAATTGTTCGCATCGTCTTAGCAGAAGTATCAATGATATTCACACCAGGGTTCTTTTTCAAGGTTCCATCATCCATGTAAACAGAACCCCATCTTTTAACAGCTCGAACTCCGTCACGATATTGGGAATACGATGTACAGAATAATTCAAGGTTAGTTTGATCTAATGAAGTGACCAATCCAACCTTGTTCAATTTGGGAACTAATAATCGCCATAAATCTTTGGCATCTTTCATTAAATATCGTGGTGGAGCTTCAGGAATCTTAGGAATCTTTTTTAAAGAATCCTTGAGCTCCTCTTTGTGCTGGTTCTGTTCCGGATGCCGTTGGTCCACCACTTGTAAATTGCGTTTTCGCCCGGCATTTCTTGGGTTCATGCCATGTCACCCCCTTGTAAAACTTTTAATTTACGGAGTTTTTTTTTAGCCCATGCCCACTATGCGAGCTGTCTCCCAGTCAACATGGGTCGGGGGCTATTTTGAAAAGTTTGGTAACTCCGCAATATTTTTAATTAAAATATCTGTTTTTAATTTTTTGCCATCAGTATAGCCAGTTCCATAGAAGCTCTGTTCCCACTCAGTCTTTCGCTGGTGGCATTTATAACAACATGTTACTAAATTATCCATATCTGTTATTAAGTCTGGCGCAACTTGCCCTGGCACGATATGATCCACTATATTAGCCGGCT